ATGCTAACAGAACATTCAAAGTAGCTTTCTATCCTGCTTCAGGTATGCCGGTGGCATCAGCAGGTAACAAATTCACTGTATTTATTTACGGTTCTGAATTTGCTAAAGGAACAGTAGGAATGGCTAACTCTCTAGAAGCTGATGATTTCATCTTCGAAAATTCTCCAATTATCTTAAAAGATAAGTATGCAGTATCAGGTTCTGATATGGCACAGATTGGATGGGTTGAGGTTACAACTGAAAACGGAGCAAACGGATACCTATGGTATTTAAAGTCTGAGCACGAAACAAGATTACGTTTTGACGATTATCTTGAGACTGCAATGATTGAAGCAGTTCCGGCTGAAGCAAATGGTGGTGTGATTTCACAAGCAGATTTTGCTGACGGTGGTAACAAAGGTTCAGATGGTATCTTCTACGTTGTTGAGGAAAGAGGAAATGTATATGGTGGAGGAAACCCTGTTACTTTAGCAGAGTGGGATTCTATTATTTCTAGACTTGACAAGCAAGGAGCAATTGAAGAGAACGTAGTATTTGTAGATAGAGATTTCTCTTTCGACATTGACGATATGTTATCTCAACAATCTTCTAATGCAGCAGGTGGAGTATCTTATGGTCTATTTGACAATGAGAAAGAAATGGCTCTAAACTTAGGTTTCACAGGATTCCGTAGAGGTTATGATTTCTACAAGTCTGATTGGAAATACCTAAACGACCCAACAATGAGAGGTGGTCTTTCAAATGTTGCAGGTAGTGGAAAAGTAAGTGGACTTTTAGTTCCTGCAGGTTCTACTTCTGTATATGACCAAATCTTAGGGAAGAACGCTAAGAGACCATTCTTGCACGTTAGATATAGAGCTTCAGAAACTGAAGACAGACGTTACAAGACTTGGATTACAGGTTCAGCAGGTGGAGCAAAAACTTCTAGCTTAGATGCTATGGAGGTAAACTTCTTATCTGAAAGAGCAGTATGTACTTTAGGTGCTAACAACTTCTTCTTATTTAAGAACTAAGAAGGCAATACTAAGGGGGTGTCTTCAAAGACACTCCCTTTTTTATTTAAACTTTAATTTTAATCTAATTTTATTATAATGAAAAAAAACAAGACCAATGCGTTTGTAGACAAGAGTTACAAACTAACCAAAGAAGCAGCACCACTTTCTTTTATGCTGCCAATAAGACACTCACAAAGATTCCCTTTATTATGGTTTGATGATACCAACGGTATCAACAGAGAACTTAGGTATTCAAGCAATCAAAAAAGTCCATTTGTAGACGAGCAAGACAAGAATGTTTTACTTACTCCGGTAATTTTTGAAGATGGATTTTTATATGTTCCGAAAACAGACCAAGTATTACAAGAATTTTTACACTATCACCCTTTAAACGGTAAAAAGTTTATTGAGATTGACAAAGCTAAAGATGCTGAAGAACAAGTAGAAGACCTAATGGTTGAAGCTGATGCTTTAGGTGAAGCTAGAAATCTATCTATTGAGATGTTAGAAAACATCTGTAGAGTATTATTCAACACAGACACCTCTAGGACCTCTAGTGCTGAACTTAAAAGAGATGTACTAGTATATGCTAGAAATTATCCTGCAGAGTTCTTAGACATTCTTAAAGACCCTGATTTAAAACTACAAGGAACTGTTCAAAGGTTCTTTGATGAAGGTTTGTTATCTTTTAGAAAAAGTCAAAAAGAAGTATGGTTTAATACCAAGACTAATAAATCTAAACTATTAAATGTTCCATTTGGAAAAGATGGTATGGATTTAGTTACTTCTTATATGAGAAGTGATGATGGTATTGAAGTGCTTAAACACTTGGAATCTTTATTAAATTAATATCGTATATTTGTGGCTTAGTCACTATCACGAGGATAGTGTTTTTTACTAATTTTTAAAATATATTATTATGAACAAGTATTTACAATTTGCAATCGAAGATTTCGAACCTGCACAAGTGCCTATCAACGGTGGTTTGTTTGTTGGTGTTGTAGGTGAAACTTCAATTAAACTTCACTCTTCAGACAACGCTTCAATTTACACTGTAGTAGGAACAGGATTAACGGTTGCATCAGCAGATGCAATTAACCAAGCAATCATTCTTGCAGCACAAACTAATTGGATGAAAGTTGAGCATTTAGTTATGATTCCTAAAGGCGAAGTTATTACAGGAGTAACAGTTGGTGCTAGTTAATTAAACTAACTTTATTACATTTTTAAGAGACCTCTTCATTTTTGAAGAGGTCTTTTTATTTTGTTTATCTTTGTAGTAAAAGTGAACAGATGATAAATTCAGTAAGACAGACGGTAATGTCCGTCCTGAACAAAAATAATTACGGATATATATCCCCATCAGACTTTAACTTATTTGCAAAACAAGCACAGTTAGATTTATTTGAAAATTATTTTTATTCGTACAACTATCAGATTAATAAGGAAAATGCTCGTGCATCCGGTACGGGGTACGCTGATATTACAAAAGGACTAGAAGAAGTTATTGATACATTTTCTAGACAATTACCCTTGTTAAATAACGGAGGTTATAATGAGTATTTTTTACCCTCGTTGACAACAACTAATGATGATTATTATTTAATAAACAAAAACTTAGTTTACAACAAGATATTAATACAGGGAACTACTACCGGAACTAATGGTGGTAGTGTAGGTGTTTTTGATAGTACGGCAGATTTTATTGCTGCAGGAGTACAAGTAGGAGATATAGCAGCTACAGTTACAGGTGGTATTACATATAACACTGTAATTAGACAAATTTTAAGTGCAACACAACTTATAGTTAGAACAACTCAGGGAGCATCAGTATGGGATAGTATAGGTAAAGACTATATTATATATTCAGCAGCAGATATAAAAGAAGCAGAAAAAGTTACACATAGTAAAATTACTATGTTGAATAACTCAATACTTACTGCACCAAATCTTACATACCCTGCTTATACACAAAACGGATTACAAGGGGAGTTATTTCCTGACACTATAAATAATGTTGGGCAAGTGGTTTGTCAATACATTAGATTTCCTTATGTACCTAAATGGACATTTGTAACACTAACGAATGGAGAACCTGCCTTTGACCAATCAGCATCTGACTATCAGGATTTTGAATTACCAAATGATGATGAAGTTAATTTGATTAATAAAATTCTTCAATATGCAGGTATGTCAATTAGAGAAGTAGAAGCAGTTCAGTTCGCAGGAAGTGAAGAGCAAGCAAACAATCAAGAAGAAAAATAATTATGGCATATATAACAGATTATCAATATTATGAAAATGGAGGACTAGTTCCTGAAGATGCTAATTGGGGTTCATATCAATATGTTTCTTTAGAAGATATAGTAAACAATTTTCTACTTATGTATCAAGGCAATCATAGTCTTGTAAATAATGAGGAAAGGTTTAAGATTTTGTTTCACGCAAAAAGAGCAATACAAGAATTAAACTATGATGCATTTAAAGAAATTAAAATATTAGAACTTAGTGTTTGTGATTCTTTAAGATATGTCTTGCCATCTGATTATGTGAATTGGGTAAGAGTATCTTTATATCAAAATGGATTACTAAAGCCATTAAGTGAGAACATTCAAACCAATTGGTCAGGTGCATACTTACAGGACAATGACTGTAGAATTTTATTTGATATTGATGGTAATGCTTTAAAGCCACAACATTCAACCATTGATAGAGATAGATTAGATGGCACAAAACAATCAATATACTTAAATGCTAACTCAAGTCAGAATGGAAATATGGGTTGGAACATTGATGGGAATTGGTATTTTGAATATGGAATAGGTGCGAGGTTTGGTCTTAATACTGAAACTGCAAATGCTAATCCCACATTTAAAATCGACCCTAAAGGAGGAGTTATTAATTTTAGTTCAGGAATGGCTGATGAGTTATGTGTGTTGGAATATGTATCTGATGGTATGATGAATGGTAACGATAGTTTAGTTACTGTAAATAAATTATTTGAAGATTTTATTTATGCAGCAATAGAGTATGCAATATTAGGTTCTAAACTACAAGTACAAGAATATGTAGTTACAAGAGCAAGAAAGCGTAAATCAGCATTATTGAGAAACGCAAAAATTAGAATTAGTAACATACATCCCGGAAGACTTTTACAAAACTTAAGGGGTCGAGATAAGTGGTTAAAGTAATATGGCAAATCTAACAAGAAATTTTACTGCAGGTAAAATGAACAAGATGGTTGATGAACGACTTGTTCCAAATGGTCAATACGTTGATGCCACTAATGTTCGTATGGGTTCTACTGAGTCATCAGAAATAGGAGTCATAGAAAATTCGTTAGGAAATACACAACTAACTACTATTCAGTTTGAAGGAGAAAATCTTTCTTCTGAAGCTAGATGTATAGGTGTTTTTGAAGACGGAGCATTAGAAACTATCTATTGGTTTATTCACGATAAAAACTTTACAAGTAGTCCTACAGGAAAGCTTGATTTAATAGTTTCGTATAATACCAATAATACCATTGTTCAGTACCACGTTGAAAGTGTAAATGATGGGGGAGGGATAAACACTACCTTAAACTTTGACGAACAATTTCTTATAACAGGGGTAAATAAAATTGAAAATATGTTATTCTTTACGGATAATGTAAACCCTCCTAGAAAGATTAATGTAACAAAAAATTACGAGGACCCTGTAGGAACTCCTTTAGTAGATGGGTTTGCTTTTGATGACATAATGGTTATTAAGAGACCTCCTGCTGCTGCACCAACTATAAACTTAGTTAGAACAGGTGGACAAGAAAACTACTTAGAAGAAAGGTTTTTATGTTTTGGATATAGATATAAATATGATGATGACGAGTATTCAGCAACATCACAATTTACTACTCCTGCGTTTTTACCTAACAACTTTCAGTTTTCAGGAGATAGTTTTTTAAACGAAGGGATGACTAATCTTTTCAATACTGCTGAAATAACTTTTAACACAGGAGGACCTTTAGTTACAGGTATTGATTTACTGTTTAAAGATGCTAATAGTCCTACCATAAAAATTATTGAAAAACTAACAAAGATAGATAATGGATATGTAGACAATCAACTTGTAACATATACTTTTTCTAGTAGTAAGATTTTTACAATTTTACCTGCATCAGAAATACTAAGGTTGTTTGATAATGTGCCAAGATTGTCACAAGCACAAACAATTATGGGTAATAGATTAATGTTTGGAAATTATGTCGAAGGATATGATATGATAGACTTTAATGGAAATCCTGTACGATTTGATTATAGCTTGTCAGGAAACAAAGGAACATTTGACCCCGACTCAGTAGATGGTACTTTATCTAATGGTACTTATACCATTCAAGGAAGTCAAACTATTGGAGATGCTATATGTACTTTTAACTTAAACGGATTAGATTTAGTTGAAGGTGCACTTATTACTTTTCAATTTACATTTCAACACGACAGTTGGGCAGGTGCAACACCATCACCAACTACAGAAAACTTACCTCCTTTAACTATAACATTAGGTTGGTTATTAACTCAAACATATACTAGTGTATATGAAATGGCTACAAGCGATGAATTTCTAGCAGCAATAGGAACAAGTCTACCGGGTGGAAACATTGAGCCTATGGCTAACTCTTCACAAGGAACTACTTTAACTGACCAATATAACTCTCTTTTTGTTAGTACTATTTCAGATGCTACTTTATCTATTTTAAAATTTCAGAGTGGAATAAGTGCTATAGAACAAGCAATTAATATAACGTCT